GATGTCAGACCTAGGTGCAGATGACGAAGAAGGCGACGACATGGATATGGACATGGACGACGAAGGTGACGAAGACCTTGACGATCGTGTTGACGATCTAGAAGATGCACTTGAAGATCTAAAAGCTGAGTTCGACGAACTAATGGGCAGCGACGACGAAGAAGGCGACGACGACATGGATGACGAAGAAGGCGACGACATGGACATGGACATGGACGACGAGGACGACGACGAAGAAAAAGAATCATACCAGTTTGAAGCTGACGACGAAGAAGTTGACGAGTCAGACAACGAAGAAGTTGACGAAGCTAAAAAAGACAAGATGATGAAAAAATCAAAAAAGTCAGCCGGTGAAGAAATGCGCGAGTATGTAGAAAAAATCGGTGCGTGGGATGAAGCAAAAGGCGGTCACGAAGGTGCTGGCGTTGCTGGAAACAAGCACGGAACTAAGATAAGCAATACTAATACAAAATCAGCAGTAGCAGGCAAGAATGACATGGGCGGAACAGCACAGAACATTCTACGCACTGATACTGAAAACAGTGGCGAAGCAGGCGCAGCAGGCGGCAAAATCAAAGGCTCGGCACTGAATGACCAATCTCCAAAGGACATGAACACTGGTAACGTTAATGTACCTGGAGGTAAAGCTGGTGGTAAGCATATGAAAAAAGTAAGTGGCGGCGGTGTAGATAACAATTCTGTACTCAAAAAAGACGCTGCTGACAAAGGTGCAACAAGCACACTAAACAAAGTTTCTACCAGAGCAAAGTAAGGACAACTGAATGAAAAACTTACGAGAGCATTTGACATTCGACCAAGCTAAAATGGTAGTTGAAAACGCCAACGAAGGCAAAGATCTTTATATGAAAGGTATTTGTATACAAGGGGGTGTTAGAAATGCCAATCAGCGAGTATATCCTGTGAATGAAATTGGCAGGGCTGTCAAAACTCTCAATGATCAAATTAGCGGAGGATACAGTGTTCTCGGAGAGGTTGATCATCCAGAAGGACTTAACATTAATCTTGACCGTGTAAGCCATATGATTACAGAAATGTGGATGGATGGCCCTAACGGTTATGGAAAAATGAAAATACTACCAACTCCGATGGGACAGCTAGTTAAAACCATGCTCGAAGCAGGTGTAAAACTAGGTGTCTCATCGCGCGGCTCCGGCAACGTCAGAGAAGACGGCTCGGGCGAAGTATCAGATTTTGAAATAATCACTGTGGACGCTGTAGCACAGCCCAGCGCCCCTGGTGCATATCCTACACCAATCTATGAGCATCTAATGAACGCTCGCGGAGGATATAAGGCATACGAAATGGCACAGGCAACAAAACATGATGACAAGGCACAAAAGTATCTAAAGGAATCGTTGATTAACATAATCAACAAACTCCAGTGAACTAGGAGAAAGTAATGATAGATGCACTGAAAACACTTTTTGAAAACGATGTAGTTTCGCAAGAAGTCAGAGCACAGATTGAAGAGGCTTGGGAAGCAAAGATTGTGGAAAACCGTCGTGCTGCAACTGCTGAACTTCGCGAAGAATTTGCGCAGAAGTATGAGCATGATAAAGCAACAATGGTTGAAGCAATTGATCAAATGTTGTCCGAGCGCCTAGCAGAAGAAATTCAAGAATTTTCAGAAGACCGCAAGCAGCTTGCAGAAGCAAAAGCCAAGTATGCTGTAAAAATGCGTGAAAATGCAGAACTTCTAAAGGGCTTTGTAGTTGAACAGCTACAAACAGAAATTCAAGAACTACGAGCAGATAAGCGAGCAATGGCAGAAAACTACGCCAAGCTTGAAGAATTTGTTGTAGAAGCTCTGTCTTCAGAGATTGCAGAATTTAATGAAGACAAGAAAGATTTAGCTGAAACAAAAGTACGTCTTGTACGTGAAGCTAAAACACACTTCGCTAAGGTCAAGAAAGACTTTATCGAAAGAAGTGCTGATCTAGTATCAGAAACAGTTTCGAAAAACCTTAACAAAGAAATTTCGTCACTGAAAGAAGATATTGACTCAGCACGTAGAAACGACTTTGGTCGTAAAATCTTCGAAGCATTTGCGTCAGAATATGGTTCAAGTTATCTTAACGAAAAATCAGAAACTGCAAAGCTAATGAAAGTGCTTGATCTAAAGGACAAGCAACTTGCAGAAGCAAAAGCATTTGCTGCGAAAGCAAAGCAACTTGCAGAATCAACAAACCGTGAAAAGACACGTCTAGTTGAATCAGCAAAGCGTGAAAAAATGATGAATGAACTTGTAGGTCCTCTTGCAAAAGACCAAAGAGAAATCATGACAGACTTACTGGAATCAGTACAAACTGACAGACTGCAAACACAGTTTAACAAGTACTTACCGGCAGTTATCGACGGTAAAGGTCCAGCGAAGCAGAAGGCAAAACTTACAGAAGGCAAAGAAATAACAGGCAACCGTGAGCAATCACAAACAAATGTTAGTAGTAAAGCAGATGATCACAATGTATTAGACATTCGTCGTCTTGCTGGATTAAATTAAGGAGATAATAATGTCAGAACTACTAGAAAGTCGCTGGCAGGATACAAAGACAGCACTTCTTGAAGGCCTAGATGGCAACAAGAAAGGCGTAATGGCAACTACGCTAGAAAACACTCGTCGTTATCTAGCTGAAACTGCAACTGCCGGTGCTACTTCTGCCGGTAATGTCGCAACTCTAAATAGAGTTATCCTACCAGTTATTAGACGTGTAATGCCAACAGTCATCGCAAACGAGCTAGTTGGTGTACAACCAATGACTGGCCCAGTTGGTCAAATCCATACTCTACGTGTTCGTTATTCGGACACAGCAGGTACTGGAGCAGCAGGCGCAACAGCAGGTGAAGAAGCTCTAAGCCCATTCAAAATTGCTGAAGCATATTCAGGTACTTCCTATAACAACGGATCAGTTGATACAGGTCGTGCAGGTGCAACAGCAGCATTTGAAGGTACTGCTGGTAACAGACTAAGCATTCAGATTCTAAAGCAAACTGTTGAAGCTAAAACACGTAAGCTATCAGCACGTTGGACTTTTGAAGCTGCACAAGATGCGCAGTCTCAGCATGGTATTGATGTAGAAGCAGAAATCATGGCTGCTCTTGCACAAGAAATTACTGCTGAAATCGATCAAGAAGTTCTACAGTCACTTCGCGCACTAGGCGGAACTGCTGTACAGACTTACGATCAGGCAGCAGTAAGTGGTACTGCTACTTTTGTTGGTGATGAGCACGCAGCACTTGCGGTTCAAATCAACCGTGCGTCAAACGTTATCGCTCAGCGTACACGTCGTGGTGCAGGTAACTGGGCAGTTGTATCGCCATTCGCGCTTACAATTCTTCAGTCTGCAACTACTTCGGCATTTGCACGTACAACTGAGGGTACTTTTGAAGCACCAACAAACACTAAGTTTGTAGGTACACTAAACAACGCAATGCGTGTTTATGTAGACACTTATGCAGCTGATAATACTTCGGTACTTATCGGTTACAAAGGTTCTGCAGAATCAGACGCAGCAGCGTTCTATTGCCCATACATCCCGCTAATGAGCTCGGGTGTTGTGCTAGATCCGTCAACTTTCGAACCAACAGTGAGCTTTATGACTCGCTATGGTTATGTTGAGCTGACAAACACTGCGTCATCACTAGGTAACGCAGCAGACTATCTAGCAAACGTTGCAATTACTAGCGGAAACGTAAGCTTCAGCTAATAATTTTAAAATACTAAACAAAATAGGCCCTACGGGGCCTATTTTTATATCTACGGTTTGGATAAATATTACTGTCATAAATCGTGCCTTGGTAAAGGACTTATGCGGAATTGACCCACCGCGTATTACCTAGAACGTAACCAAAGGAGAAAAACAAATGGGACGTCCTCTAAATAAGAAATACATGGGCAGATTAACAACTGCTGACGATGATAGATTTGCACCACTGAATGATACAGAGTTTAACATCACTGCTATTGTGAAAGTAGGTGCTAACACAGTTTCCGAAACTGGTATTTTTCTATCACAAAGAACCGAAACAAAGTTTAAAGTAAACGACACTGCTGATGGTACTGCGGTAAACACAGACGGTACAAAGCAAGACGGAACTGTCGGTACTGGTAATGTTGGATTCTGCACACTTGTTGATAAAGATGTACCTGCTGACAACGAAATGGTTGTCAAAGGTTATGTTGCAGGATCAGGTGACGGAGTAAACATTAGAAAGTTTCACAACAGAACTGTTATTGACTTTGATAATAATAGATATACATGGGAAACAGAAGATGATTCTACAGTAAATATAATTGTTCTTACAGCTATCTAATCATAGGGGGCATTGCCCCCTATACCTTCTAGGAATATTCAATGTCTAAATTTCTTAATATACCAAACGGTGATTATACAGTTAAAGTCCAACCCAGTGGCGAAATTAGGTTAGATACCGGTCTCGAACAAGGACGAGTCGTCGTAACTGGAGATTTGATAGTAGAAGGTGACACAACTACTGTGCAGTCTGAAGATCTAGTTGTTAGAGATAACATTATTGTAGTAAATGATGGTGAAACCGGTCCTGGTATAACTTTAGATAGAGCAGGTATAAGAGCAGATAGAGGTTCATTTTTAGATGCATTTTTTGTATTTGACGAATCACTAACTGATCCGGTAGACAGAATAGATAATGATCTAAAACCTGGGTTGTTTAAATTTGAGTTAGAAGGTGGCGTTACTAAAGGAATTTATACCAACAGTATTAGCACTGGCGGCGAAAATCTGTTAATTAGTACCGGTAGTGGTGTAATTAGTGTAAGTGGAACAACAAACTACGAAACAAATGTAACAGATCCTGATCACATTACCAATAAAAAATATGTCGACGATGCAATTACGACAGCATTTTCTACAGTTCTACTACCACAAATCGGTGAAGGTGATGTTACACCATCAAGAGTTGTAGTTAGAGATATTGAAGAATCGTCAGTAGCAGAAAGTCAAATAAATTTTGACATCGACGATATAACCATAGGAAGCTTCTACAGCAATAGATTTGAACTAGGTGATATTAGAATTCAAGGAACTCTAATTGAAACAATAGCATCAAATCAAGATTTGACTCTAAGTGCTCCGGGAACTGGCGATGTTGTAGTAGACGACACACTAAAATTAAATAGTATTCCTAGTGTAGATGATCCTAATCTAATACCGGTTATTCCGTTAGACGGAGTAAAAATATATACAGGTAACGAATCAACTGGTAACTCAGGAATTTATTTCGTTAATCAAAATGAAACACGTGACGAAGTAATAAGTAGAAATAGAGCACTGGTCTTCAGTATGATTTTTTAAGGAAAAACAATGGCAATAGTTAACGCACAACTTACAACAACAGACTTAAATATTTTAATTGTTCCTCCAGGAAAGACATATGCTGTGACAAATATACTAGTTTGTAACAACAGCGATACTGATAGTGCAAGTTTTGATTTGCATTTTCTAAGCGGCCAGCCTAAAAACAACAACATTACTAGAGTAATCAACAATCTTGAACTTACAGCTCAAGAAACTTTTACTTTTGATTCAGAAAGAATAATTCTATCCGAAGGCGACATAGTATTATTTGTTGCAGAGCCAGACACAGGAAGCAATTTAACTGATCTATCAGCTACAGTGAGCTATTTGGAAGTATAATATGAGATTGATAAAACGTCAAACTACTAATTCTAGAAGCATAACAGGCAAAGGTGTTCAGTATGACATTGACGATCAAGTTATTCTTGACAGTAAAAATGTTATGTTAATTCCAAAAGGAACAACAGCGGATCGGCCGCAGTTTCCTAACGAAGGACATCTTAGATTTAATACGTCTACTGACACAGATGGTGCTGTTGTTGGCTTTGAATCTTATTATGATAGCAGTTGGAGACGAATTAGATTTAAAGAACCTAATCAAAATCCAGGAATAGTACAGCAAAATCTCGGAGCAGGTGATGCTACAGAAACTGTGTTTGGTCCATTAGACAGCAGCGATCCGGATTATCCAGTTCCGGCTGCTGCACAAAACGTTATAGTATTAGTTGAAAATGTTTTTCAAATATCAACTACTAACTATACCTTAGAACAGAGTGTTGGCGGAAATTTAACAGGTCCAAATGCTCCTTATGCAGACGGATGGTATTTAAAATTCTCTTCTCCAGTACCTCTAGGCAAAGAAGTAACTGTTTTACATAACTTTGACAAATAAATACAGTATCGAGGGAGATACTGTATGGCAGAACTAGGCAGAATATCAGGGCAGCTCTTAAAAGCAAATCTTTTAAGAGATTCAAATCTAAATTTTAAAAACACAGTTACTGATACAGCACTGTTGCATTTTGATATTCAGAATAGAAATATCGGTATTAATACCGAATCCCCTTCTAACACACTTGAAATACCAAGCACAGCTAAATCAACAAATTTAATATCAACCTATTCAAATATTTCAAACATTTCTTTGCAGTATATAACTGACAATGGAAACATCATAGGCAATGAAATTGTTGCAAACTCTGGCGACTTGTTTTTTAGATCCAGTAATGTAATTAATAGCAGCAGCTTGTCTACAGATTCAATTAATTTTAATAATAATGTAGTATCTACTTATACTGCTGATGAAGATTTAGAAATACGACCTAGCGGAAATGGAAAGTTTATTGTCGGCAGCAACACTAACGAAACTGAATTAAATATAACTGGTGCTCTACACTCAACTGGTGATATTACATTTGGTGCTGATTTAGTATTAGGCAATGACAGCAACGATTCAGTTAATTTTGAAGCTGATGTGAACAGCGATATAGTACCAGATCAAACAAATCAATATAATTTAGGTTCTGCAGAAAAATCTTGGCAAGATCTGCACAGTAATTTATTAAATGGCACAAAGGTAACTGTTTCAAATCTCAATCTTGACGATGTAAGTCTTGCAAGACGTCAAGGCAACATATTTTATGTAAGTACACTAGGCGATGATTCAAACGTAGGCGATCATCAACACGGTGCGTTCCGTACACTGAAACACGCATTAGAGGTTGTAGATGCTAGTTCAGCTGGACCAGTTATTGTGCATATTTTTCCGGGAGAATATCAAGAAGAACTTCCTTTAACAGTACCTGAACGAGTTACAATCTCAGGCGAAGATATAAGAAATACTATTATTAAACCTACTTCTGAAACAGAAACTAACAGTGTATTTTTACTTAATCAAAACTGTACGGTAGAAAATCTAACTGTGAAAGATTTTTACAGTCCTGGATATGCTTTTGAATTTGCACCTAATGCAATTATCGCAGAACGTTCGCCATATGTTAGAAACGTATCGGTAATTACAAAAGGATCGGTAACTAGTTCTAGCGATCCAAGAGGTTTTGACAGCGGAGATGCAGGACGCGGAGCACTAGTTAACGGCGCTGCGTTAAACGATTTAACTGAAAATCCCAGCATGTTATTTCACAATTCTACATTCATTACACCGGGTGTAAACGCAATAGAAATGATTAATGGTGTTAGAGTAGAATGGTTAAACTCATTTACATATTTTGCAAACATCGGACTGTATGCATTTTCATCCGGGTTTAGTGATAGTTTAGACGGTGGATTTTCAACAGATGAAGCTATAACTGAATCATACGACGGCGGCAATGCTACTACAGAAACTAATATAATTTTAGATGGCAATACTATAAATGACAAAATAGAAATTAGATCAATCGGTTCAGCTTGTGTATACGGAAATTTTGGAGCAGTAGCAGAAGGATCTGAAACTTTAATGTATTTAATAGGCCACAACTTTGCTTATATCGGCAGCGGAAAGGATGTGTCTAATGATAGAACACTTACACTATACGATCAAGAAACTGTAGAAATAAACCAAGGTAAAATATATTATACTTCAACTGATGCAGACGGTACATTTAGAATAGGCGATGCATTTTTTGTTGACTTTGAAGACGGAACTACTAGTATAGATATCAATAACATTGATTTTTCTGGAGTAAGCAGTATTGTTATCAACGACGGCGGCAATATAACTTACATTGATGGTTCTAGAATTGACATAGGAAATATTAGATTCAGTGGCGATACAGTATTCAGCTTAGACGGAGATATAATTTTTAAATCAGCAACTCTAAAAACTCTATTTGATACTAATCCTGGATTCAAGATTGCATCCGGTACAACTGCACAGAGAAAATTAGAACAGAGTGATTTTAGATACAATACTGATAATAATTTATTTGAAGGATTTTCTACAGCAAATGTTGGATTTGCAGGAGTTTACTCAGACGATCAAAATACATTTGTTTCTGCAAGTAATTCACAAGGTGATATTGTATTTGTAGCTGATAACGTAGAAATCGCAAGGATATCAGGTAACAACATAAACGCAGATGATTCTAGTC